ATGAAAAATTTAGAATGGTATATAAAGTACCAACAGAAAAATGCACGGTAATAAAAAACGCAATAGAAAATTTTCCAAAAAGAAAAATATTTAAAAAGGGTGACCCAATCAAAATGATATTTCATCCAACTCCATGGCGAGGTTTGAATGTTATACTTGGTGCTATGCAATTGTTAAAAAATGACAACATCACTCTTGATGTGTTTTCTTCAACAAAGATATACGGCAATCAATTCATGGACGCTAATGATGATCAATACAGACCATTATATGCACAAGCAGCTCAACTCAAAAATGTCAATTATAGAGGTTGGCATAATAATGATTATATATGTGAACACATAACAGACTATCAAATATTTCCATATAGTAATAATTGGGAGGAGACATCTTGTATATCAGCGATTGAGGCGTTAGGGGCTGGCTTACATATGATTACCACAAACTATGGTGCTTTGTTTGAAACTTGTTCTGAATGGCCAGTATATGTTCAATATGACACGAACTATAAAAATATGTCTGAGTGTTTTGCATATGCGATTGATTCAGTGGTTGATTACTTACATCACGATAGATGCCAAGAACATTTACAGATGCAACAAGATTTTTACAAAAAGTTTTATTCTTGGAATAAAAGAAAGATGGAGTGGACTAATTTTTTAGAAGGAGTGTTGAATGCAAAATCATGAGCCTATTTGGTTTGACAAAAAAGAAAAATCTACTGATGTAAAATATTCTGTGTTTGTTGGCACACCTTGTCATTCTGATGTGTCTATACATTACACTCAATCAGCTTTAGAACTACAAAAATATTGTTGGCATAATAAAATTAACTTGATGTTTCAATTGTTCAAGTCTTCGCTTGTTACACAAGGTAGGAATCTATGTGTCTCTGCTTTTTTACAAACTAAATGCACACATTTATTATTTATAGATTCAGACATAGCATTTAAGCCCCATAGCCTACAGCATCTATTAGATGCTGATAAGGATGTGATATCTGTGCCCTATCCCTTGAAAGATATGTGTTGGGATAAAGGGTATGAAACTATCCAACAGGGTAGAATAAAATCTGTTGAGGATTTAAAAACAAAAGCCTTCTATAGGTTTCCTATGCGTGTCCCTGATGCTAATGATATTAAGGTCGATAACCATGTTATTGAAGTAACTCATTCACCTACTGGATTTATGTTGATTAAAAGAGAAGTGTTTGACAAAATGAAAAAGCATTATCCAGAAAAAGAGATATATCAAGATACATTAATTAACGGCAAATTACAGAAAACAAAGGAGATGTGGAACTTTTTTGACACCCTGCATAACCCAGAAGATAAGACCTATTTAGGTGAGGATTTTGCTTTCTGTAAGATATGGAAGGAAGCAGGTGGTAAGTGTTATGCCTATGTTAACGATGAGATTAGCCATGTTGGAGAACATACCTATACAGGTAGGTTTGGCGATGAGTTGATAAAGGACAAGTAAAATGGTAGAATTAGCCTTTTAGATCTAAAGGAGAAAATATTTAAATGTTAAATTTCTTACCCTATGCATTAGCAGCCTATGGAGGTTATCGAGGTTACAGAGATTCAAAAGATCAGGGTATAAGCGGGATAAATAGATTATTAAATACAGCTGCAGGTGCAACTATAGGTTATAATTTAGGGACAGCTGTACCAGGTGTAAAAGCGTCAATAGGGACTCAAGGTGGTTTTGTTCCATTCTCACAATTACCAGGTATTAGATCTATTCCCATGATTGGTGCAGGAACTCAACAAGCCGCAACGCAACAAGCTTTAACTGCAACTACAGGTGATGCTACTATAGCTGAGCAAATTGCTGCTGCTGATCGTGCAAAAAAAGCAAAAGCAGTAACTGAAACTACAAAGGGTGGTGGATCTTTATTAGATATTTTTAGAAAAAAAGATGGTGAATATGATCCATTAAAAATTTCTTTAGCTGCTGCTGCTGTACCATACGCATTAGGTGCTTTCGATCAAGGGCCAACGGACATTTATCAACCAACTTATAATGTTGCTTACGCAGACTTTGCAGCACAAAGACCTGGATACACATACATCGACCCACAAACAGGACAAGAGAAACAATATGAAAAAGTTTATATACCAGAGGGAGATCCAAAGAACCAAGGTGATATGAGAGTGGGTCCATATGCAATGGAGAGAACAAGATTAAGAACAGGTGGATTAGCAGAGATAAGAAAATTTAATGAAGGTGGTATAAATTATTTACCATCAAAACTTGAACATGATGAAGACGATGCAAATAACTATGTGCGTGCACAAGGTTATGTAGAGGACGGATCAGGAGCAGGTGATAAAGACGAGGATACAATGTTAGCTCAATTAGCAGACGGAGAGTTTGTAACAAGAGCAGATGGAGTATTAGGTGCTGGTATCATAGCTGGAGCAAACCCAAACAGCATGAAAGACATGAGAGAAAAAGGTGCCCAATACTTTTACGAACAACAAAAAAGATACAAGCGTGTATTTGATTTATTGAAGGATAAGTATGGCGACAGCACAAAAACGAATTAAACCATTAGTAAACGTTCTTCCAATCGAACCAAAAGATATTGATAGATTTTGGCCATTAATGGAATTTATGATTGCTGAGGCATTAGTGTTTTCAGGTAAGTATGCAGATCCAGAATGGTTTTTTAGAGAACTTAAAAAAGATGTAATGCAATGTTGGATCATGTTTGGTTCAGATGAACAAGAAGAAAATAAAGTTTTTGGTGTTTGTGTCGGAAGAATTGCAGAGTTACCTAATTATTCACAATATGAAATTATTATTTGCACAGGTAAAAGAAGAGAGTTATGGGAAGATAATTTAGTAAATGAAATTACAAATTTTGCAAAACATAATAAGTGTAAAAGAATGAGCATTATGGCTAGACCAGGTTGGGAGAAAGTCTCAAAAAAATGGGGATGGCAAAAGAAACACGTACAACTAGAGAAATGGATATAATATGAGTTTTTTTGGAGGAGGAAGATCATCAGCACCAGCGGCACCAGCTTCACAAACAACGTTTGTTAGAGAAGCACCGGGTATAGAAGAACGAAAAATAGAGTTGATGGACATCGCGAGACAGATCGCACAAAAACCAATTGATTTACCAGACATACAGGCAGCAGGACCAAGTGCTTTGGAACAATTAGGATTTCAACAAGCTGCACAAACAGGTGTCGGTGCAGGCACTGTTCAACAGGGTATTGCACAAATACAACAAGCAGCGGCTCCTATTGGTGCACAACAAATTTCACAATATTTAAATCCTTATCAATCATATGTGACTGATGAAATTGCAAGACAATCACAAATAATGCAAAATCGATTAGGGGCACAAGCAGTTGGTGCAGGTGCATTTGGTGGTGGCAGAGAAGGTGTACAGCAAGCAGAATTACAAGGCAGAGCTTTATCAGCTATGGGGCAAGCACAAGCAGCTGGTTTCAATACAGCATTAGGAGCAGCACAAAGACAACAACAAATTGGGTTGGCAGCAGGTCAACAACTTGGTGCTTTAGGTGCAGGTCAACAACAGATGGCACAAGCAGATCTACAACAACTAATGGGTGCAGGTGGAGTACAAAGACAACTTGCACAACAAGCATTAGATGCACAAAGAGCAACTACATTACAACAACAATACGAGCCTTATCAAAGAGCAGAATTCTTAGCTAACCTTTATGCTGCTGGACCTAAAACACAATCAGGTGTTACTATGGGTACACAACCAACAACAAGTCCGTTAGCACAAGCGGTAGGAACAGGTATAGGAGCATTCGCAGCTTATCAAGGTTCAAAACAATAGGGGAGAAACATGTCTATAAACAAAGTATTGAACAGACCAATGTTTCGTCAACAAGCTCTTAAAAAAGGTCATATAAAAGTAATTAAAGCACAGACTGGAGAATTTATTGGTCCTTCAAGACCTATGGGTCCTTATCAACCGACTGTGCCATCAACTTCTGTAATCAGACCAGGTTTTGTTAGAAGAGGAATCAACGCCATGGGAGCAGTAGCTAGATCACCTATAGGCAAGGGCATTGGTGCAACTTTGAGCTTACCTGGGTATGTCGGTTTTGAAGCTACAGGACAAGTAGCAAACGCTATGGGTATGCAAGATTCACCATATAAAATACCTTTACAATTAGCAGGTGCTTATGGAGCAACAAAATTACCAGGTGCTGCAGCATTAGCAGGTATGGGCATGGGTCCACAACTAGGTATAGCTGCTTTGGGTGGAGCTGGATATTACGCATATCTTAAGGCTAAAGAACAACAAGCTAGAATAGCTGCTATGACTCCAAAAGAAAGAGAAGAATTTTATGCCCAACAAAGAAGTAAAGCTTTAGAAGGTGAGGCTAGCCTAGACAACTTTGATGACACATTTTTTAGAGTTGATGCAGGAAAACAAGCCATACAAAAAACAAAAGAAGATGCTAAAGCAGTGGATGTTGGAAGTGCAAATCCAGGTGCAGGTAGACCAAGTTTTAGAAGAAAAGAGGAGGACAAACAAGACAATCTGACAGCAAAGGATAATGAAACAGATGGAAAAGTAGACATAAATAAAGTTGTAGAAAATGAAAAGAAAAAAATTACTAAACAAGCACCTGATGGCTCAGACCCAAATTCAGTGGCACCAGTCCCGCCAATCGCAGGAGCAGTAGAATCAAAAGATAGAAATGATAATTTATTAAGTACAAAAGAAAGTAAAGAAGGGACTGGTGGAAGCACAGGTCTTACAGACGAGGGTGAAGTAGGAGGTAAAAAATATTCATCTGATGTTATTTCAAGAGGTAAGATAATTGCTAAAGAATTACTGGAAGGAAGACAATCACAAGCTGGTCTTTTATTTTTAGCCAACCTCGCTAGCGGATTGCTATCAGGCAAGACTACACAAGGTGGCATAGCAGGTGCTATGGATGTCATGGGTCAGGCTTTAGGTCCTGCAGCTAATAATTACTCAATAATGAAATTGAAAGAGAATGAATTAGAAAATCAAATAATGGGACAAGCATTGGATATTGCATTAGCAGAATATAAACTTGCAAACACAAACCAAATTACTAAAGGACAATTAGGAAGAGTTCAATTTTTAGGACCAGGTGGTAAAGTAAGAAATTTCCAAGGCGGTATAAATGAAAACGGAATTCCTTATTTATTAGTGGGAGGCCGACAAGTTGCTGCATCTGATATTACAGGAGATCAGTTAGTAGAGTTATATAATGATCCATCTTTAAAAGATTTTGCATACAGCTCTGCCATAGTTAAAGACAAAATATCTGATGATGAAGCTAAGGCACACAGATTATTATTACAAAATATTAAATCTAAAAACATTGTTTTTGATGTAAAAAATATAATTACAGCAACAGGAGCTGCAGGTACAAAAGGTAATCTACAAATTGCTTTAACTAAATTAAATTCATTATTAAATGACTTTGGTTTAGGAAGCACCAAGGATGCTATACAAAGATTAAGTTCTAATGAAGATCAATTTTTCAGAAGTCTTGAACTTGGATATCAATCTGGTGAAATAACAAAAGATCAATATAAAAAATTAAAAAAAGCTTATGACAAAAAAGATATGCAAAAAATTATTCAAAAAGCAGCTGAAAAAAATTATAAAGTTGTTGATCAATCAACTGGTAAACTTAGAAAACCAACTACTAATGAATTATTCGAATTAGTTAATGCACAAACTACTTTAGCATATGCACTTGCAAACTCATTTAAAGACACTGATAGATTGACTCAGAGAGACGTTATAGCTGCACAATCAATCATTAATATTTTACCTGCGTTTGGTGGTGCTGAAACAGCGATTGCATCTTTAAATGCCTTAGAAAAAGATTTAGATAGAAGTATTGATTCAACTATTAATAGATTAGAAAGATCTTATTATACTCAAACTGATGTTATGAATGGTTTCTTAAGTTTATTAAAAGGTGGGGCATCCTTTGGTAAAACAGACTCATCAACAGTAGTTTCACCAGAAGAACGTATGAATATTTTACAAGGAATACAATTTTAATGGCAACAATAGGCGAAATACAAAAACGATTAGATAATCGAACATTAGATCCTTTTGCTCTCACACCAGAGGAACGTAATGCTATTGATTCAGCTATTGATGATGGAATCTTAAAAGGACCTAAAACAGATGCATTAATGGAAATAAGAAGAGGTGTTGCAGAGGATATTGCACAAGAAAAAAGATTTCAAGAAAATCCAATACAAGAGGCATTAGATGAAAAAGGTTCTTTTCTAAAGGGTAGACCAGGCGCAGTTCTTGCAGGAGATCTAACAGGTGTTGCTGTTGGTTATAAAATGATGTCTGGTAAATTATTTGGTGCTGCCAAATCTGGTAACTTGTGGACTAGAGGTCCACTTGCAATCGGAAGACAAATGGACAAGGTTGGTAACATATTAGCTAGAGGTCCTGGTCCACTTAAATTATTTGGTGGTGCATTAAAACTTGTTGGTAAGGCAGCAGACTTACCTGAAAGAGTTGTTAGAAGTCCGTTAGGTCAAGCAGAGATTGTTTCAACATTAACTGGAGCTGTAGGAGCTGCAGCAGGTTCAATCACATATGATGGTATGAATAAAGCTGCAGGTAAAACTATTGCAGCTGCATTGGTTGAAGGACTTGCAGATTTAAGTGACAAAGAAATTAACACAAATATGACAAACAATGCTGCGAACGAATTTAAAGATTCTCTTATTTATGGTGGTGTAGCATCAGCGTTCACTCCTTTTTTAACAGGAGTTCTTGGAAAAGTCGGAAGAAAAATTTTACCAACAAAAAAAGGTCCTGAGATGGATGAGATGTTAAATCACATTAGAGAGAGAGATTTACCAGCTCCTGTTGTTGCACACGTTGATCAAAATAAAGGTGCAGGAAGACTTGCAGCAAACTTTTTTAAAACTGCTGGTGTATTTCCAGGTATTTCCTCTATGGGAGAGTCTGCAATAAGTAAAGCTGAGATAGCAGGTGCGAATGATTATATAAAACAATTTTTACTTTATTCACCTTTATTAAAAGTTTCTGCAATGAGTAGTGCAATATATAACCAAGTAGCTCAAACTTATAATAAAAGAATAGCTATGATTGGAGCAAACTATGCTAAATTACATGCAGATGTGGCTGCTGCAGGTAATCCAAAATTAATAGATTTAGAAAGAACAAAAAAAGAAGCTGTTGAATTTATTCAAAATAATAAAGATACCTACATAGATTTAAGTGGTTCATACGATATTGATTTTAAAAACATAGCTAAAACTTTACAAAATAAAGGAGACTCCATGTACTTATTCTATCAGTATCTTGAAGGTATTGGAAATAAAGTTTCTCCATCTGAATATTTAGGTTTACGACAAATGTTGAATAAAGCATTACAACAAACAGATTTTCAAACATTTCAAGCGGGTCAATACAAATTGATAAATGCCTTAGAAGATGATTGGATGACTTTTGGATCTAAAATAGACAAAGGTAATTTGTTAACAGATGAGTCTATTAAAAAAACATATGATAACTTTGTAGAAAAACAAGGCAAGGAAGCTGGAGAAGAATATATAAAAGGTTTGATACAAGCAGGTAACAAAATAAATGATGATTTAAAATTTGCTAACACTGTATTTAATAAAACAATTAACAGATATTCAAATCCTTCAATTATAAGACAACTACAAAAATTTGATAAAACTTTATTTACAAACAAAGGCACATTCGGAATAGTAGGTAAAGAAGCTCTTCCTAGAGATGAATTATTTAGAAATATAGAAAAAAATGTATTTCAACATGGCACAGAAGAATCAATTCAACAATTTAAATATTTACTTGGTGCAGGGACAAAAACAGTTGGTGATGGTTTAAAAGATGCAAAAGTAACTGAAAATGGAAAAGCGGTATTCGCTGCTGCAAGAACAAGATATTTGTGGAACAACATGTTAGATGCTTTTGATAAACAATCCGGTGTGCCAGGAAGCATATACAAACAGATTGATAACAGTCCTGATGTTAAAATTGGAAGAGAATACACAACTGAATTTTTAGAGCAACTTCAAAAACAAGGTGGTCAAGCACTGGATGAAGCAAGAGGTTTTACAATTAAAGATGTTGAAACAGGAAATGGAATATACAATTTAAAAGAATTAAGGTTTAATGGAGATCAAGTAGCACAATTTAGTATTAGAAACTTTTTAGATAATTTAGGATATACAGGTAAATATACTGATGCTACTGCACAAAAATTAAAAGCTATATTTGATAATGAAAAACATTTTAAAGATTTCATGAATTTTACAAGATACATGGATTCCATATCTCAAGTGAAAATATCTGACCCGTCAACTTTCCTTATGAGAAGGTTTCAACTTGGAGCATTAGGAGCAGTAGCGGGAGGATATTTAATTGGTAGTGGTAATGAAGAAGGCTTATTAGCACCTTTAGTATTTTTATTACTTGGTAGAAAGTTTGGTCAAATACTTGGTGACCCTGTTGCTGTAAGATATTTAAATGATGCATTAGGTGTGGATGAAAAATTAAAATTAATGAAAGGCCAAAAAATAGGAGCAGGTGTTGCACCTGTTATACCAGGTTTTGCTGAGAAAAAATTTGTAGCAGGACCAGGACAATTACAAAAAGTTGGAATAAAACAAAGAGATGCCTTTGCCAGATTATTTGGATATTTAAGAGAGGAAGATAGAGATGTTCCTCAAGTGGATGCAAATGATATTAAACCTGCAGAAATAACAGATAGACTTTTAAAGATGTCCTTAAAAATACCTGAGCCAATATATGATGATAATACTATTCCAAAAGAAACAACAGATACGATGTATGCAGGTGAATTAACAGAAGGTTCAGGAGACAAAGACGAAGATAATGATATGGTTGCTTATTTAGATACTGCAATTAGTAATATTGCAGATGCAGCTGTTGATATGGAAGTGAGAGATCAAGAAGCAGATGCAAGAGGTCTTGAGGAGGGCATGGCAATAACTGAAGATCTTCAACTTCAACAAGCAGGAACTGGTAATCAAAACATTACACCGGCTACCGAACAAGTAAATGCATCTCAATTCCAAGCATTGTTCCCTAACGATCCAACAGGAGCTGCGATAGCGCAGAGAAGAAGAAATGTCTAAAGAAGCGTTACAAAAAATTGAATCGCATGAGAAACTTTGCAGAATAATGCAAAAACAAACTCATGATAAAATTCATAATTTAGAAAAAGCTGTTAGTAGAATAGAAAAAATAATGTTGACTTCAGCAGGTGTATTAATTACAGGTATGGCATCAGTCATAATTGTATTAATTACACGATGAAGTTAAATAAAAAATATCCATACAAACATTACAATAGATTTTCAGATACAACTGGTAGGAAGTATTTAGTTGATAATATTAAAGTGCCATCAGTAACAACCATACTGAGTGCAACTAAAGATAAAAGATTTCTTGATAATTGGCGTAGACGTGTAGGGGAAAAGGAAGCTGATAGAATTATGAGACAGGCATCATCTGTTGGAACTGAAATGCACCAGGTGCTAGAATATTATCTTACGGGTCAAGGATATTACAATGCAGCAGAGGAAGGCACAAAACCAAGGATGATGGCAAAAACCATTTTGAACAATATAGTATTAGATGAGGTATGGGGTAACGAAATAAGCCTACAATACAAAAATCAATTTGCAGGTACTTGTGATTTAACTGCAATTGCATATGGGAAACCTAGTATTGTTGACTGGAAACAAGCAAATAGGCCAAAAAAAGAAGAGTGGGTAGAAGATTATAAACTACAGCTAGGTGCTTATTATTTAGCGCATACGGCCAATTACGGGCCCATAGAGCAGGGGGTAATCAGTATTTGCACCCGAGACCTCCAATATCAGGAATTCAGGCTCTCAGAGGCAGATTTGAAAGAATACAGCGAGAAATTTTTGGAAAGATTAAGTGAGTTTCATAAATTACAAGAGCCAATCTCTTAGGTCTTCCTCACCTAAAGTTTTAGCAGCTATCTGACCCTTATTTACCAAAGACTTCATAATTGCTTCATCAAGAGTATTTCTTGCAACAATATCAATATATAATACAGATCCCTTTTGGCCAATCCTATGAGCCCTATCCTCTGATTGTTTTCGCACCTCTAAATTGTAATTGTTTGAGAAGTAAATAACAGTATTGCAAGCAGTAAGAGTGAGCCCAAAACCGCCAGTAGTAGGATTTCCGACCATAAACCTAGTTTTTTCATCTGTTTGTATACGTTCAACAGCTTTTTTTCTGTCTTCGACATTGACCTCTCCAAATATACTTACAGTCGATTCCTCACCATATCTTACTTTTAAAAAGTGATTAATCTGATGTATGTTCCATAAATAGTTTGCCCATATGATTATTTTACCATCAGTTTCTTCAATAATTTCCTCTAATGCCTTTAATTTTAATTCATGTAAATTAAGTATTTTACCCTCATCATCCTTTGTAAAACCATTACAAACCTGATGTAATTTAATTATTTCTGTTAGTTTGTTAGAAAATGATATTGTACTATCTTCAACTATCGCTAGTGCACTCGTACGTAACCGATCATATATTTTTTTGCTTTCACCTTCGAGTACAATGTATCTTTTCTGACGAATTTTTGGCTTGAGGTCTAGACATTGGTCTTTTCGTATTCTAGTAGAGAATTGTTTTAAACGAATTTCAAGTTCTTCAATACGTTTGTAATATTTAGGAACACTTATATATCTGCCAGAGCCTACAGGTATGTCAGTCATTTCTGCATATCTGTTTCTAAATGCTAGATAACTTGAGAATCCTAATAATTCTGGACTTAAAAATTGACATTGTGTATATAGATCTAATGGAGATTTTGTTATTGGCGATCCTGTTAGGATACGTCTTATATGGGATTTTGATCTTAATCCTAAAATGTTTTTTGTTCTTTTTGCTGATCTATTTTTTATGGTGGTTGATTCATCCAGTGCTACAAAATTTAATTTATTTTTAGATAGATAATCAATACAACCTTCAAATCCTCTTTTTGTTGATAAAGCTTCAACGTTTATTAGAAAGATTCTAAAGTAGTTATATTCGTTGAGTTTTATTAAATCCTTTGGTTTGTCTATATTCCATTTGAAAATTTTATACTTTACATCTTCAGGCATGTGTGTTTCAATTTCAGTCTCCCAAACAGTATATACTGATTTTGGTGCTATTATTAATGCTGATGTAATTTGTTTTTTTAAAAACAAATAAGCCATATTATCAATCGTAACTTTTGTTTTACCCGTGCCCATTTCCATGAAATAAGCCCATTGCACTTTTTCAGCAGATTGATTTAAAGCATTTCTTTGATGCTCATATGGTATAGTCTTGTACGGGTATTTCCACATCCTGTGTCTTTATATATTTTTTTTGTTTACAAGATCAAGTAAATAATTTAAGACCCCAACAGGAGGATTTATGGATATAGAAAAAATGTCAAATATTGACATTAGTCAGGATAATGTCAAATCAATTTCAGAAAAATGTAATCAACTAAAAGATCTACAAAAACAAATTGAAGAACAAGAAGACAAATTAAAAACCCTCAAAAATAAATCAAGAGATTTAGAGGAAAGAGTAATTCCAGAGATGATGCAGGAAGCTGGTGTATCTTTGCTGAAGTTAGCTGATGGTTCGAGTGTAGAAGTCAAACCATTCTATGCAGCAAAAATTCCTGAGTCACGTGTTGACGAAGCCTTTGGTTATTTGAGAAGTAATGGATTTGAAGATTTAATAAAGAATACTGTTACTGCCTCATTTGGTAGAGGACAAGACAATCAAGTCTCTGAATTAATAAGTGTGTGTGAGAAGTTTGGTTTCAACTATAACAAAAAAGAAAAAGTTGAACCAATGACTTTGAAGGCATTTGTTAAAGAGCAAGTTGAAGGTGGTAAGAAATTACCATTTGATTTGTTCGGAGTATACATCGCAAATAAAACGAAAATAACAAACAAATAATAGGTAACAATATGAAGCTAAAAGACGGACAATCGAACGAAGTAGCGGTTAAAAAAGAAGCAGGAGCAGTTGCAGCGATAAACATCGAGCAATTTGGCGATGCAGGATTTGAGAATGTGGACTCTAAAAGTTTAGCATTACCATTTCTTAAAGTTCTTGGTCAGCTTTCACCACAAGTAACACAAGGTGATAGCCAATTTATGGCAGAAGCTAGAGCAGGAATGATCTACAACACAGTGACAGACGAACTTTATGATGGCCAAAAGGGGATCCATGTAATTCCTTGCTATTATAAATTGGAGTACATCGAATGGAGAGACAGAGATAAAGGTGCTGTTGCTCCAGTAAATGTTTATCCAGCTGATTCGGATATCATGAGTAAAACTACCAGAGGTGATGATGGTAAAGATCGTCTCGAAAATGGTAACTACATAGAGGAGACAGCCTCTCACTATGTGATGGTTGTTGAAGAAGAAAAGTCATCAACAGCTTTAATAACTATGAAGTCTACTCAAAGAAAAAAATCTAAGAAGTGGAATTCAATGATGATGTCCTTAAGGCAAAAGAGAAAAGATGGAAAAGGTTTTTTTAAACCTGCACCATTTACTCAAATGTATTCTCTTAAAACCGTACTTGAAAAGAACAATCTTGGTTCTTGGTTTGGTTGGGAGATTGAGCATTTAGGACAAGTGGAGAGCGAAGAAACAATTAAAGGTGCCTTTGACTTTTATGAGTCATGTAAGAAAGGTGCTGTTCGAGTCAACCACGGTAAAGAAGAACAAGTAGCAAAAACTCCATTCTAATATGGATCTACTTGACAAAACCCTGGAGGAGTTTATAGAACTCTTCCAGGGCTCTACTACATATTTTGGTGTTTCCAAACCAACGGGTAAGAAAAACTCTAAGGGTAAGGCAGAATTCAAACATTGGGTTGAACCTTCTCCAATGTCAAAAGAACATTGGGTGCAACATTTACAAGGAGAAGCTTATTATGGGTCTGTCCCTATCAGAGATGATAATACATGCAGTTGGGGGGTCATCGATGTTGATCGTTATAATATACAGCATCAAGAAATTATATCGATTATACGGAAAAGAAAATACCCACTCGTACCATTCAGATCAAAATCCAACGGACTCCATTTAATTCTATTTATTGAAGGTGCGATTCCTGCATCTGCAATGCGTAAAAAATTAATTGAATTAGCTTCTGACCTAGGTATCAATGATACCACTACAGATATTTTTCCTGCACAAGATGAGGTAGATCTTACACCAGACAATTGGGATGAAAAAAGAAAAGGTAACTTTGTAAACTTACCATATCAAAAAGCACATATGACAACTAGAGTTGCAATGGATGATCAATGCAATTCAATTAACATAAAAGACTTATATAAATTTGTATCAAAATTCAGATTAAAGCCCGCTGAATTCAAAAAATTAAAAATATTTCAAGATGATGAAACAAAAGATTACCCACCTTGTGTTGTAAACTTTATGAAAAACAAAGTAAAAAAAGGTGAAGGACGTAACGATGCTATGTTTAACGTAGCTGTCCTAGCAAAAAAAATTAATCCTGATCCTGTTATGTATCAAGATTGGACAAGAGATATGATGGGAAAGGTTTGTGAAGAAAGATTACATCCAAAAGAATTAGAAAACATATTTAAAGGTGTCGAAAACAAAGAGTATGCCTATAAATGTAAAACATCAATTGCAAGAATGCATTGTGTATCTGGTGAATGTGTAAAAAGAAAATTAGGTATTGGTGCTAATGAAGCGTTACCTGAAGTTGGTAAACTAATAAAAGTAAATTCATATCCAGAACCATATTGGATTTTACCTATTCAAGGTAAATCTATAAGATTATCAACAAAACAATTATATCAACAGCAGTTGTTAGGAGAGCAACTTTTAAACTACGACATCGTATGGCGACCACTTAAACCAACTAAAAGAGATCCAGACCCGTACAGGGATTGGCTTGATGAGTTAATGTCTAATAAACAAGATATGGAAGGTTTTGATGCAACAGAGGAAGGTAGTGACGTATTTAATTCTAGAATGTCTAGATTCTTAGAGGATGTTGAGGATACAACAGAGTTCGATCAAATAGACTCTGGTAATATATGGCGTGATGAAATTGAAATGAGATTTAAATTAGAAACATTTAGATCATTTATGAAAAAGATGGGTTACAATTGGAATGAAAAAGAATGTACAAAATTTTTAGAACAAGGTGGCGCAAAGCCAAAAGCAAAATTTAAAGGTATACAAAGCAGACATTGGATTGTACCTTTACCAAAACAACAGGAGCACAAAAATAAAGATGTCAAATTTACTAAACCGAAGGCTGCGTGGGAAGACAATTAAAATATTTGGTCCTCCAGGCACAGGTAAAACAGAAAACTTATTAAAACGTGTGCAACGTTATCTTAGACAGGGATACTCTCCTGATGAAATCTGTTACGTATCTTTTACAAACAAAGCTGTAAATGAATGTGTTGCAAGAGTAAGACAAAGATTTAAAGAATATGATGAGGATGATTTTAAATATTTTAGAACATTACACTCTTTGGCTCGGCAGCAGTTTGCTGAAATACCTGTGCTAGATCCAAAAGCTGATATGTTAATGTTTCATACTCAATACGGAACTATAAAAGTAAATTACAAAGAGGGCCATGATGATGCTAAAGTTTATAACAATTGGTCCTTACAAATATATGATAGAGCAAGAAACATGAAGGTAGATCCTGTATGGCTCTACAAACAACAATCTAGAAAAGCTGTGAGGCTACAACAATTTAAATCAATTATAAATGGTTACGAAGAATTTAAGACAATGGAACTGGAGAACGGACAACGGACACCTGACAGATTAGATTTTACCGACATGGTGCAAAGATACATTACCGATGGATTAGTAATACCATTTAAAGTTTTAATGGTTGATGAAGCTCAAGATCTTACACCTTTGCAGTGGGACATGGT